GTGTCAAAGGCTGTTCAAAAAAGCGACCACCTATGCTCAAATTGCACATTTGGCACAGGACTTGCAAATTCTCATCTAGGTCACTGCCATTCAAACGCTTTGGGACGATGTGATCGATGTGCAGCTTTCCTTCAGTCTGTCCACACCTTTGGCAACAATAGCCATCACGAATCAATATGCGTTCACGTATGCGTCTCCATCCCTTGCGGTCTGATGACTTCCATGCCCTTGACATCAGTAATGCCCATGCCTTCCGTGAAATCTCCATGCGTTGCACATTGAACCATAACGCACATTGATATAGCGGATCGTTGCATCTATCTGACGGTATCCATCCAGGTTGCGATAGTGCTGACTGCGCATCTGACCTAAGCCAAAGTGACTGCCGTTCTTTGCTTTAACGTTCCATCGAGATTCCTTGTAGATGATCCTGGATAAGCAAATGAATTGCTCATAATTGACAATCCTTGAATGTGCATATAATCGCAGCATGTCTACATCACTTGCTTGTGCAGGTTGCACGTTTATTGCGAAAGAGCCTATGAATAGGCAGACCCCTAGCATTAGCTTCACTACTCGCTGCGAGCTACACCGGCACACCGGCTCTCGCGAGAGCATGAAGCGTACCGAGTGTGTCAAGTGAATCCATGAATTGTGGATAACTTGAACGGGGCTTTGGCGTGTTGTCCACAGGTTATCCACAGGCATCAATCTTTTCCCCATCCCGTACCCTTGAAATGAATCGGTGAAGATGTCCATACTCGTTCCATAGATACAAGGCAATAATCGCATCCGGGTGAAGATAGATCGTCCTCAAATCCGGCTTTGACTATCTTGATGTCCGAGCAAACTGGGCATTTGAATTCATAGGCTGGCATCTTGTACCTCGAATAGTTGGATGCCCAATACGCCGCAACTCATGCATTCAACGCAATGGACATTGGGTGGCAGGTTGTCAGTCACCTTGACTATTTTGTGATCCGTTGATTTCTTTTCGACCCTGCAATCAAGCTTGATAGTTGCGAGCATAGATACTCCGATTTAGATTCTCGATGGGATTCAGGTCTGACGGGTTGATCCAATATGAGCCGTCGGATCGTTGCCTGGATGGTCTGCGTGCCATGCCAATGGGAATCCAGCCGATGATGTAGTACGACGGCGAATTGCCAGTGACCAGCACTGCCACGTCATCAGCTCGATCACGATCACGCAATATCAGACATCCATTTTTCCAAGGCGTGTGCTTGACTTCAAGATTCCATGACACATCAGCTTGATTCTTGAATGTATTGACTGTGCCTTCAAACGGTAAGTCAAAGTATTTGGCCACTGCATTTTCAGCACCAAGTGCCTCTGAGTTGCGTGCAATATCCTGAAAAAGATTGAGTTTCTGCACGCTGTAATCGTTCATGCCTTCAGAACCAACTGCCCGTTCAAGTGCCTTGACTGCGCAGTTCATTTCTTCATCATGATTAAGTTTGACCAGGATCATAAGTGCAACTTATCTTCACACTTTTTGCATAACCACACGACTAGGGAATCTTCTCTGACGTATTCATTGCACATGGCATCGTCATCGCAGATTGAGCAGTTATCGAATCCGAAAGAGCTGCCAACGAAGCTGTATGTATGGCTCATTTGCAATCACCACATATCCAAATCATCGTGAGTCCCTGTGCCCCAATCATGTGGCCGCCTGCCAGTGACTTCCACATTTGACATTTATCGCACCAATCGATTTGCAGCGGCAGATTCTCCCGAATCTCTGTGCCATCCTGTTGGATCGTAATTGCTTCGCCATTGGGCTTTTGGATGAATAGCTCTCCCATTAGATTTGAGCCTTCCACTTGCCATCACTGCCTAGCACCATCCATACCGGTGGGCATTGATTAGCTTTAACCTTCTCAGGGCATACGTAGCCGTGATATGCCTTGCCCGTCTTTGGCGATATGCCTTCTTTCAAGATCATGTGGCCGTGCTTGCAGATAGGTGACTCTGGCTCCATCTGTCCACCTAGTTGATCCTTAATTTGCTCGACGACTGATTTTGCTGTGTGGAATCCATCTTCCCAAATTGGCTTACTCCATGGATCGTCCTCGACGAAAGCCTTTGGCATGGATTCGACTTGCTGCATTGATTCCAGGCTTGGCTTTGTCTCTGCGCCTAATACCACCGATGCGCACCTGCCAATTGCAGAGCTGACCGTATCTTCGACATACCAGCGTTTCATTTGAACGTTATATGCCCCAACCATGCCGTGTGCGTAGTCGATTGCGGCTGGCTTTTCATCTTCGTAATGACGAAAGATTCGGCACTCAATCAGGATGTATCCTTTTTCGGAATTCCAATCGATGATCGATGTCTCGATGCGATTGGTTGGATATGTGGCGTGCAGCCTGATGACTTTCTGATTGACGGTTTCATACCCGTCCAAGAATCCGGCCATTATCGCACCGCCTTGCGTGCCATAATTTTGCCCCGGACTATGCCAACGGCCTTGCCTTCACGAAAGCCGAATGTGTAGCCGACCATAAATCCACCTGATACCCCAATGAGAAGCCAGGCCGCTGTTTCTTGAATTGTGTACATTGTTCTCCCGATGGGAGCTTGTTTGTTCTCCCAGGTAGAACGGTGACGCATGGGGCTGACATTTGCAAGAATCACGCCTAATCCTCGGCGTGTCTATCGCTTCCCATGATCGTTAATGTGCTGAATTAGTAAAGCCCGGATTTCCCGGATGTCATGGCGTAAGCCTTCAGCAAAGCCGTTTGAGACTGGCCGTGAGTTGCGTTCAGACTTAGCTGCAAAAATGGCAGCAATGGCCGAAATGGTGGCCGCAGCAATTAAGCCGACGGCCTGAATCGTTTCGGTCATTTGGCATTGATACCAAACTGCTTATCATTTGGATTCAGAAATCTAATGATGACGGGCACGACGGCAGCTGCACCGGCTGCAAAAATAGCTTTTGGATCGGTCACTCCAGCCATCCATACGGCCAAAGCTGACGCCAAAAATGAACGCAGCCATGAAGCTGCAAGTGCTTTGAATTCAGTCATTTTCTTTCTCCAATTTTGCTATCAACGCAGCAACTTTTGCCGGTGGCAGAGCAATTTCAAAGTGCATTTCATCCTTGCGATTATGGTAATCGCCGCCCCAAATTAAACCGTATTTTTTGGCCAATGCACGAATCATCGGTACTTTCTCGTTTGGGAATGTCCCGACTTTTCCCAGTGGATGCTTTGTGGCATTGAGATCAATGGCCGTGCCCGATGAGTGGTTGGAAAGCTTCCCCACATTTCCACGGACATCGCGATAGCAATATCCCCAATCATCGAGACTGCCCCCATCGATTGACTCGATAAGTCTGTCAAATTCGCTTGCAAATCCAATGAGTAATGGTGCAACGGCTTCAGAGCATTGAAGATTCAAAGTCGTTCCAGGTACGTTAAATGACTTGATGCCGATTTCGGCTTTGTCCTTAGACGCTGGCCAACCGTTAGTCGATGAGATCGTGCTCGGCATTGCTGCACTCCCATTGTTTCAGTTCGTTTAAAGTCAATTCGGAATGTTCGCATGGTGCTGGTGCAATGAAAGCATCATCGATTGGATCATACGTGTATCCAATTCCTGCGTAGTTAAAACGAATTTTGCCATTATATGAAGTACGGACGCAGGTTTGGCCGCGAAATTCCCCGTACCAAATCTCCGGTGTCTTATTTTCAATCAATTCATTTTCATCAATTCCGACAATGACTTCAGTGACGATGTTTGCTTCGTCTAAAAATGCGTAATGTGCCATCAGACTGTTACCGTTCCTGTTCCAGCTGTAAATTTGTATATTTTGTAGCCGCCAGTGGTTGTTTTTGTATAAGTCAATCCACCACCGATTGAAGTCAAATCGTCTTTGGTGTCCACGTAACGAAGAATCACAACACCTGAACCGCCTGCGCCGCCAGCGCCAGTATCATTACCGCCGCCACCACCTGCGCCGCCAAGGTTTGTTGTGCCAGCTGAACCATTGCCTGCGTTGCGACCACCAGCGCCGCCACCACCTGCGCCGCCAACACCAGCAGTTCCGAGTTCGCAACCACCGCCGCCACCACCTGCATAGGTAACAGCGCTTCCTGAATAAGAATTTGATGTACCTGCTCCACCAGTTCCACCATTTGAACTACTGCCTGAACCAGTTGGACTTCCACCTACAGCAGAAGCACCTCCACCGCCTGCGCCTTGGTAGTTAGAAGCAATGTTAGCGCCGCCTGCATAACCTTCAACTGGTGAATAACTACCAGAGTTTCCTGCTCCTGGACTTCCAGCAGCAAGGTTGAAACCAGCGCCACCGCCTGAACCGCCAGCGGTTGCGGTTTGGCTTGAGCCTGTTCCACCACCACCGCCACCGCTAGCTGTAATGCTTGAAAATACTGAATTGTTGCCTGTTGATCCGCGATTGTAGGCGGCACCAGAACCACCTGATGCACCAGCGCCTACTGTTACTGTAAATGATGAACCTATACCAAATGCCGCCGCAGTTCTAAAGCCACCAGCGCCACCACCACCGCCCCAACGTGAAGCACCTCCACCGCCACCTGCTACGACCAAATAATCAATGGCAGTTGGTGGATTGGATAAATGTCCAGAAATTTGGGAAGCAAAGATTCCAAGTCTGCTCATTATGAAAGATCGCCAATCACGGTGAATACGTTTGATGCTGTGCAAATTACCGTGCAGGCTGAATAACGTGCACGAAGCTTTGGTGCTGCCGCTGTTGCACCTGTTGAAGTAATGGTGACGCCTGCTCCGGCTGCGAAAGTAGTTAAGCCAACGCCGATTGATTGGACGTCAAATGATTGCCCAGCTGAAAAGACTGACGGTGGAATTGTGACTGTCACTGCGCTTGCATTTGATGTGGTCACTAATTTGTCGGCATCGCTTAACACAAATGTATATGTTGTGCCAGTCTGTGCATTAAATGAAATCAATTTTGGTGATGCGGCAGCTGCTAAATCGTAGGCAGCTTTCACAGCTGTAGGGGTGGCCGCCAACACTGATGATGTAGTTGAGGTTGAGTCTGAAAGCTGAACCGCACCTGCCTGGGATGTTGATGCAGATTGTATTCCAACTGTAATTGCGCCTGACGTTCCACCGCCTGTAAGTGGTGAAGTTGCTGTGATGCCGGTGATGTCTCCCTGGTCATTTGCGATCCAAACGAAATCCATGTCAGTATTCGAATTCTTTGCAAGGATTTGCCCTGAAGTGCCACCTAATAGGTCAGCCATCGATGTTGCCACGGCCTGACCAAATACTTCAAAATCGGCAGGTAAGTCCGTTACCAAATCTGTGTTGGTCGGCATCTGCCAGCTAAATGGTGTGGTTGGATTACTCATATTTTCTCCTTATGCGACAACTAGGGCATTTTCCCATGTAAGTGATGGACTTAGGGTGTTCCAGTGTTCCGACACGCTGACATCTTCCCATTGCATTGCCTGTAGGGAATAGGCCAATGGTGATAAAAGTGCCGTGACCGAAATTGTGTTGTATCCCGCAGTCCACTGCCAGCCCTCAACGAATCCGGCATATTGACCGGCTGACATATTTGGAGGCAAATCAGAGATGCGCATTGGAAGCCCCATGAAAATATTGATGAGTGCATCACGATCAGCATCATCAATTTCAGGGTTTGTAAGCTCGAATCTGATGGATTGCATCATGTATTGAGGATAGGCACGCAGCTTCAAATAAAAGGCTGCCTGACCCGTTGCATCGCCTGCGTTGAAAAGTGTGGTTTGAATGATTTGAGCCAATCGGCCAAAGATGCCCACTGATGTTAAATCTTCATCGGTGACTGAACTAGCCGAAAGCGATCCATACTTGATGGTGACATCGTTTCTGACGTCTCCTGCACGGGTTTGCACCTTGATGCCCGAAGCAAGTGCCTGAGCAGCTGAAACGTCCGTGTAGCCATTTGTGGCCAGGTAAGTGGATCGATGTGTGGAATCAGCATACGAAATTTGACCCTGGGCATTTTCATAGATGTAGCCAAGCCCTGAAGTTGCCAAAGCTGAAACGAGTGAATAAACGTCAATGACCCCAGCTGCACGATTTGCGAGATCATAATTGCCAGGCTGGTCAATTTCGCCAAGTCCCACATTTTGAGCATTTGCCCATGTTTCGGTTGCCGGGGTGTAAGTAGCCCAAGTCAAAGCTGCTGGTACTTCAGACCAATTGTTGATGAGCAAATCCGTGAGCACTTCATTGATTTGAGTGCCGTCATGAGCTTTTGCGATAGCAGCCGAATATGTGGCTTTCTGAAGCCTGGAAAGAGCACCCAACGCCACAATGGTGATGGATTGAGTCATGCCAACGCTGCCTGCATTTTCAACTGTGATTGCTAAATCAACCACTGAACCGCCGAAGATAGGCACGAAAGTATTTGTTGAATCCTTCAATGCGATTGAGACTGAATCATTGATGTTGATTGCAACCTGGGATTGGCTTACGTTGTAGAGAACTAGATTGCAATACCCGGCCTGTGCCTGTTCATAGATATTGTTTCTGCCACTTTGGATGCTTAAATTTGCCAACACGAATTGCTGGTATTGCACTCCATTGATTGTTACCTGCCAAATTGGATTGAATAAGGTCATGTGACCAAAGCTCCTGCCCCACCTGTGCCACGGTAGAAGCTGTTATTGAGCACCGTAGTGATGCTACGTGCAGCGGCTTCAGGATCGCCAACCACACCCATATTCACGGTGACGTTTGTCGTACCCGATGCCGCGGCAATACCTGCAAGATTTGAAGTATTGACTCTGTAATTTGCTCCCACGAATTCATTACCCATATCCACTACTGATGCAGCCGCCGCAGCTGTCCCGGCTGATGATCCGGAAACGGTCGGAGCTGTAATTGTTGGTACTGACGGGATTGCCGGTGTGCCCGTGCCTGAACTGGACTTTGGAATATTGACTGTAGGTGCTGATGAGACTGGAATTAAAGGTACGTTCGGCAAGATTGGAATCGAATTGTATTTTTCCAAAAGCCAGTTTATTGCGCTTATTGCTCCCTGAATCGCTTTGGTAATGACTCCGACGATATTGCCGACGATGTCGATGACTCCACCGGCAATGATTCCCACCCCTTGCAAGGCCTTACCCAATACCGTGCCAATGACCGGTGCAACGTAGTCGGCAATAAGTTTGCCAAATGCCAAAAATGAATCCATATTGTCACCGATGGCGTCTTTGACGTATCCAAAAGCTTTGACCAAGCCGTTCCAAATAGGGGTGAATACGTTTGAAATGGTTTGGCCTAGATACAAGATGTAGCCGGTTAGTCCACCTGACTTTTCCGAAAATGCGTTTGAGACCTTTTCAACGATTGGGATCACATTGACGGTCATAAACGTCATCAGCTTTTCCAGGATTGGAAGCAATGCAAATCCGATGGTTTCTTTCGCTTCATCGAAGGTGACTTTGAGCCGTTCCATACGACCTGCAAATGTGTTGGCGTTGGCTGTGGCTGCGCCTCCAAAGAGTTCAGAGAGTCGGCCTGAAACCTGCTCGAATGACATGGCTTTGAGTTCAGATGAAGATAGGCCGATGCCCAACCTACCCAATGCCGCTGTGTTGCCGTCATAAGCCTTTCCTAAGGCGTTTGCGACCCCTTCCAGCGGCTTTCCGGTCTGTGCTGATACATCCATTGCCAAAGCCAGTAAATCCTGCGCCTTGCCTACGTCACCCGTCGAAAGAGCCAAACGAGCCATCGCCGGACGAAGCTGGTCATCGCTGACGCCTGTGGCCAACTCCATTTTGAGGATTTGCTTTTCAACGGATGCAATTTGGTCATCAGTTGCAGCTGTGGCATTGCGAAGTGCACTGGCTAATTTGACCTGCCCAGCTTCATCGGCGATTGCAGCTTTGACGCTATCGATGCCAATCTTGATGGCATAAGCCCCGGCAGCTGCGGCAGCGGCAGCAAATGCCAAACCTGCCTTCTTGCCAAAGTCACTGATTTTGCTCGATGAATCTTCAACGTCGGAATTTGCCGCCTTCAGCGATTTGTTCAACTGATCGACGTCGGCAAGAATCGAAAGCTTTAGCGTTCTTGATCCTGTAGCCATTACCACTCCTTCAAAATTTTATCGAATGAATTTTCCCACTCATTGATGATGTAAGGCTGTTCGGCACGCAGAGTCGGATAGATAAACCATCCACGCGATCCACGGCCTTCTCGACCTGACCACACTGGAAATTGCTTGAATCTATTCGAGCCAAATTCTGAACCACCCCAAAGTTGTTGAGTAGTTGCTCCACCGCTGAATTTTTGACCTACGAATCCAAAAGAAATTTCACCGATTTTGCTTGACTTACTTACACGCGATCCATCGGCAATACGGCCTGCGACATTGCGTGATTGCAACGTAACTGCCTTAGCCTGAATTTTTCCCTGTAAATATGTGGCCAGTGCATTGGATGAAACTTTTGCCTGTGATATGGCTTCATCATCCATTGCCTTGAAAGCTTTGATGACACCCCGAAGATCGCTTTTGTCGTAGGCGATAGCTTCATCGGTCATTTTTTGCCTCCAAAATCTCGATGGCTGTCAATACATCCTCGGCAGTCTCCCAATACTGCATCGGAATTCCCGTTGCCAAAGCTAGATCGACAAGAATTCGACCTATGCTTCCGGGTCTATGGCTTTTGGGTTTGTCTCTCCCACGGTCACTTCGACCACGGTATCGCACCAAATTTCATAGGGCTTCACCGGCTTTCCAGCGTTCTCACGTTTCATTGCGTGATATGCCAGGAAAAGAAGATCGGAAATTCCGATCTTCTCCTGCGCCTGCGAAATGATATTTCCCGTCAGTTTTTCCCACTTTGCCCACTCCGGTGGTTGCGCTGTGTAGATTTCCTGATTTCCAGCTGTGTATTCGATTGTGATTGGTAGTTTCATTTTCTCCCGATTTCTTTTTTTAGTCGAGTGCCGGTGTGGTCACGCAAGTGAATGAAAGTGATGCTGTCAATGCATCAGGTGCAGTGCCGCCCAAAGCCGGGAAGATTGGCTGAACGCTGAACGCGTAAGCTACTCCTGCGACTGTGAAAAGCACTGGCAGTGCTGTGTTTGGTGTTGATGCAGCTGCGTTCCAAAGTGCTTCGCATAGTGATGAAACTGCGCCAAAATCCTGAAGCATTTCAACTGCGAAAGTGCCTTGAGTGTCTGTGGTGTAGTAAGCCTTACCATCGAGGGTCTGATATGTGTTGATTGTTGAGTCGATTGTAAGTGTTGCGGATGTAGCTTGAGCATCATATGTATCACCATCGATGGTGAATGTGATGTCTCTACCGGTGATGATAGTTGTCATTTTTGCTCCTAGTTGTTTTCCTGGGTGAAATAAGTTGAGACGTTCAAATCTGCAACGAGCAAATTCGAAGCCCCAACCGAAACGATTGACGGCCTTTGGACATCGCCGACCACGTATCCTGCGGGCATTGCCCCCAAAATGCTGATGATAAGTGCTTCGAGTTGATCCAAAGCACCGCTGTTCGCGTTATTCGCAACCGCTGCGGTCACGATGAAATTGACTTTGACCTTTGTGACTGCACCATTCAAAAGGGTGCTTTCAAGCCACGGTGAATCCGGGATGATGACGCAAGCCGGTGGGATTACGGCTTCGGGTGCTACGGGATATACCGATGCTGCAACTCCTGAAAGAGCTGTGGCAAGTTCCGTCCGTACATCGAGAAGGGTGGTCATTGGCATATTGAATCCACATCATAAAATGCAGAGATAAGCCCAATGACACGATTTTGCAGTGATCGACCCATGCGGAATGGCGTTGGTGCAAAATCAACACCTTCAATTTGGCCGCCGGGTGCTGTGACACTTTGAAAGATTTCTGTGGAGACAATAAGAATTGCAGTCTTAACGGCTGGCACGCTTGCATATAATTCCGCAGCTGAACCACCATCAAGTGTGATCGTTCCCGCTGGAATACAAGGCGTGGTGATGCGATCTGCCTCATCGACGACGGCAGTAACCTCAAAAGCATTGACGGAATGGTTACTGACGGTATATGGGCCATCTAGTCCATTACCTATTCCAGCGAGAATGACCTCCTGCCCCACGACAAAAAAGTTTGGCCTCAAGGTGTCGATGTAAATAACATCGTTAGTGATGCGTGTTGCAACGACTGCGCTTTGATATTGAGTCAGCATTGGCAAAATTGTTGCCTCTGCACTTTCAATCATTTGATCCAAATATGCGTCAGAATAAAGAGAATCGGAAACGCCAAGGATGATGCGTAATTCATCCGCAGTGACAATATTAGGCATTTCCGATCCCTTCGTCTGCTCGGCCAGTTCGGGAGTGACCTGGCCGATGATTGATTAGCTAGCGTTGAACTTGTAAGCTCCTGCGCCAATCTTAGTTGCTGTTGCGCCGTAGCCGTACATGAGAATTCCGATGCTTCCATCTTCGATGAAATTCGTTCTCAATTCTAGGCGTGCACTTTCGTACCATGTGTATGCATCGCGATTGATGACATACATTGATCCTGAACCTGTGCCTGAAAGAGCTGTATCAACCCAAAGGTCGATTCCATTGACTGAACCGCGTAGTGAACGTGGCTGTGCATTACCGGCTGCGTTCTGTGGTTGCAATGCGTTGTAGATTGGTCGTCCATCTACGTTGAATGACATGATGCGACCCCACATTTGTGGAGACACAACGATTGCATCAGCAAACTTGAAAGTGTTTGCATAAACTGAAACCGCACCAGCTGAAACCCATGAAAGCAATTCCGCTGCTGTGATGTCTGTGCCAATGCCTGTTGCAGTGTTTGTTGCACCGGCAATGATGATTCCTGAGTTATATGTATTTGTTGTACGAGCATATTGCTGGCTCATAGTCGAAATCAATTCAGAATAATAGAGAGGATCAGACCTGTCAGCCAGCTCAACACTCATGACGGATGAGCCTTTGAAGGACTTGACATCCACGTTGATGAACTCTGTTTCGAGGCCAGCAGGTGTAATTGGATCAAGTTCGTCAATCTGTGTGACGGTTGGGAGTGCTGTCACCTTAGGAATCTGAAATACCATTCCTGCGCTTGGCAGTGTGGAGTTTGAGATTGAATCGATTGAAGCACGAACGCTGTCTGAAAGACCGTTCACGACTTCGCGAAGCTGACGTGTTGGGATGAGTCCTGGTGAATCAGTTGTGGCTGTTGCAGCTGCGATGAATGAACGTGACTGCTCATCTCCACGCATTGCTGCGACTTTGTGCATGAGGTATGTCTCAGGTGAGACAACTGGGTTGCGTGTTGCGATGAAATTGACAGGCTTCGCGATTGACGATGCCTGCACTGGTGCTGAAGCTTCTACCGTCTCGGCGGCAGTTGGCTCTGTGACGGTGTTTTCCACGACGTCTCCTTCTGTTGATGGTTGTGGTTGTGCTTCTGCCTCATCGGTTGATGGTTCAGAATCTTCGGGTGCTGTTGTAGCTGCGACATTTGACACACGTGCTGAATCAAAAGCCGGGTTATGGGTTAAAGCGACGCCGACCAAATCGGCAGAATTAACGATCATCGTTCCATCCTTTGCGTGATTGAAATCAATTGCATTTGCTTCCACACTGAATCCATCACGAAGTCCGTCCATCGCTTCCTGAATTGCATCAGTGCCAGCTGTGGTCTTTGAGATTTTGAATGTGGCTTCAATAGAATTTCCATCCGGTGAAAGTTCCATTGAAAGAGTTTTGCCAATCGGACGAGCTGAATCGTGTTCCAAATTGAGCTTCACATTGGACGGATTAAGCGATCCACGCTGAAACATCACTTTTCCGGTTGATGCTGTAGCCGGTACGCCAAATTCAACGATTTTGCCCGTAATGGTACGGGCTTCCGAATCTGCCGCTGTGATTGTGAATGGGGTTGTTACTTTCATGAGATTAGCTCCTCTGATTTGCGAATTTCTTCAACTGTTAATGCTGGATTGCCATTTGCATCAACGATTGAATTCAAGACCTTGTAAATATTTGCACGTTCCAAATCCGAACCGCGAAGATAATCGCTGAGATCATATTCAACACGTTGAGATTGCGGAATGAAATCCGGCATTGATAGACGTTCGGAAATTGAAGTCATCAGCGGAATAAGTGAGAAGTCCAGCAAAGTTTGACGCTGTGCCGTCGCGTTGCTGTAAGTCATTGATGAACCGGTCTCTGCGTCCACGTAATACGCTGGGATTCCCAAAGCCCTTGCCAATTCAGTGGCCACGTATGAACGGGCTTGATTGAGTTGAAGCTTCTCAGGATCGAATCCGACTGCTTCCATACTGACATCAGCATTGAGAAATGCGGTTGCACGATTGCGACGTGCGCTTGACCATGAATCGAGAAGTTTTGTGATTCTGTCAGCTGGTAAAGCCGTGCCGTTGCTTTTTAGCACCATTGAGGGTACTGGCTCGCGTGCATACATTGCAGCGGCACGTTCTAATTCAGCTCCGGTGCGAACGGTCTTTCCAGCACGATTGAGCAAGCCTTCATCGACGCCGTTAAATACTACAAGTGAACCGATGCCTGAATTTGGTACTGGTGATCCATCCACCATGTAATATTCAATTTCGGTTGCAAGTGAATTTGTTTGAATTGTAATGCGAGATGGTGAAACGCGTTGAACGCTTCGGACTCGATATGTATCAGAAAATAATTCTGTTATTTGCCAGTACGCATAACCGTAAAAGAGCAAATCTTCAACTGTCCACACATAAGTTGCTGATCCTGGTACGCGTGGATCAGGTGTGCGGATGACACGTGGTGTTGCATCTTCAATTTCCATCCCGGTGCTGCGATCAATGACTTGAAGGCCAATTGATGCAATGGATGAGCAAATAATATTTCGGCCGCGTGCGACGGTTGGCACGGACATGGCTTCTTCGCGTGTAGCTGTATTTGCGCCGCCGAAAAATGGTGTCAGTGAATCAAGTGATGTCACTGGCAATGATGCAGCAATATCTGCACCGGATGCAGGCGTCACCGATTGCACTTGACGCGTTGCAAAAATGTCACGTATTCCCATGTGAGAATTTTCGCCTACTTATAGCACTATCCCACCATTACATCGATTTCCGTCTCCGGGCGTGTCGCGAAGTGTGAAACGAGAGCTGTGGCCACGGCCGCGGCAATTGCGGATTGGCTCGCACGTCTTCCCATAACCCAACCGCCATCACCTCGACGCAGCTGAACGGCTGAAAGGATTTGGGCAGTCAATTCGCTTTGATTCCGGTGCTTGAGCCTGCCACTGTTAATGGCACCGAGCATCTCATCGCAGCTTTGTGGGTAGGCGGTATCCATGTCATAAATCGGGATGCCGGCCGGTTGCATACGGGCTGCGACTGCGCCACTGGTCTTTCGGCTGTATAGCAAATATTCGATCGGATACTTTCGGCAATATGACGCGGCATCATTGGCAATGGCCTTGTCATCAAGCTGACGATCGTTCTCCCAGGTGTGAAGAAGCTTTACGACGAATGATTCATCTCCAAGCTTTTGAGCACCGACCAATGCGCAATGACGGCGATCCGGTGAAATGTCCAAAGCAAGCCATGTCAGCTTTTCCGTATCCAAATCAACGGATTCATCAATACAGGCTTCCCAATTCTGAGGATTGACCACGCTGGAAATGGTCTGAACCCATCTGCACAATACCTCGGTCATCACAACTTCATGAGGATCGTTCAAGGTTGCCCGGATATTGTCGATGTGAATCACGTGACCCAAAGCCGGATTGGATGCGATCCAATTATTCTGATCGTGAACATCATCAGTCGGTGCTGACCACTCGGCATAAAAAATGTCATCGTCTGCACCCGATGCAGCTGCGATGCCCCTTTCCCTAGCCAAATTCAAAACTAGGGAATGAGAATCTCCGGCATTTGTGAAGGCGTTAATGGAAGGATTTTTTGCAGCCATCAGGGTATAGCGCAAACTGGCAAACGATTCAAGATCGTGCATTTCGCGAAGCTCATCCAGGTGAACCGATTCCGGCTTGCTCATTCCGCGAGCAGCTGAACCGCCGGCCTTAATCACGAACCGGCATCCGTCCAAAGTTTCAATTTCTTCCGCACCGTGTTGCCACCTAATGCGTTTGACTTGCTTAGCCAAATCATCGTTGGACTCGATCATCGCTACCAGTGCACGGAATTGTTCCAGGGATGTGACTAGCCGGTGAGCCGATGCCACTTGCAGCGAATCTTTCCAATGGAAAAGGTTCATAGCTATCAGTGCCAGCATGTAGGTACTTTTGCCATTTTGCCTGGCCACGGTCGTGACCCGGAATGGATGGGCATATCTTCCGTCAGCCTTCATCTTTAAGCTGTGAATCGCAAGCCATTTTTGCCAGGGCATGAATCCACCTGGGATTACTTCAGCTGCGAAATCAATGAGTTCAAGCCCACGCGTAGGCAATTCGTTCAGCGGCGTGTGGATTCTAGGCCGTGATGATCCAAAGATGCGAGCTGATTCCGGTTCAAAAACCGATTGCAGCCGATTTGAGCCTGTTTCAGCTTGATGTCCACTATCTATGACCAGTTCAGGCTTATTCATGGCTTATGCTCACGTTTTGGGGTATATAACGTTCAT